CGAGACGAGCGTCGCGGGCGTCGGGACCGCAGACGACCCGGTCGGCGCGCTGTCCATTTCGAGCGACGCTTCGCGGCTCGCTTCGACGCTGACCGCGCCGTCGTCCGCGAGCGCGACCGACCCGCAATTGAGCGCGATGAGCATGTCGCCCGCTGCGGCCGTGTGCGCGTACTGCGAGACGATGACCGGCAGGCCTTCGAGCTTGCCGCCGGTGAGCCCGATGTTCGGGAACTCCGGATTGCCGAGCGCGTTGCGCATCAGCGACAGCGACAGCGCGACCGTGCTCGGCATGATGAGCGCGAGCGCGCCGACGTTCTGATTCGTGGCGACGAACGACGACATGAGCGCCTTGATGTCGTCACGGATGTCGTCCGCCGTCGTGCCGCCGCTCGTGATGGGCACGACGCCGTTCGTGATCGACGCGGGCGTCACGTTCGCGATCGCCGCGTGCGCGGGGTCAACGAAGTCGATGTCGAGCCGCTCGACGAGCGCGTCGCGCAGCCCGTCGCGGATGAGCGCTTCAGCCGAGGGGCTGGAAAACCGCGCCAGCTCCTCAGTGAGCACGCTGATCGCCGCGACTTTCGTGAAGCCGAGCGTCTGGCGGTTGAAAGCGAAAGACGTGAGTGGCTTCGCTTTGCCCTCGCCGGTCCAGTAGCCCGTGCCGCCGGACGTCTGCCCCGCCACCGCGATGTTGAAAGGCACATCGCGCAAGCTCGGCACGCCGCCCGTGCCGAACTGGCCGAGAATCGTCTGCGGGCGAAGCCACGCGAGGAACTCGCTCGCGAGGTTCGTCGGGTCCATCAGCGCGCTCGTGTTCGTCGTCGTCGCAGCGGGCACGGCGGCGCGTTCGAGATACTGGTGGACGCGATGACAGTCGGGATACCGGATCTTCGCGACCGCGAGCGGCGAGATCGCGAACTGGTTCTGAAACGCGACGAGCTTGCACATCACCATCCGGGCGAACTCGATGCCGGGCGGCAGGTTGTCGCGCAGATAGATGGGCGCGTGCGGCGCGTCGCCGCCGTTGCGTGACGCGCTCGCGCTCGCGGTTGAGCTGCCATTTGCGGGCACCGCTGCTGCGCGCTGGCTCGCTTCGAGCCGCGTGAGCCGCGCCGTGTGCTTGTCGATCTCTTCGACTTCCGCTTGCAGGCCGTCGTACTCGGCCGATTGCGTCTCGTCGAGCGTGACGCCCGCTGCCGCAGCCGCCGTCATCAGTTCGGTCATGCGGGCGGCTTTCGCGGTGCGCATCCCGCCGTATTGCTGGATCTGTTCGAGCGTCGTCGGTGTAGGTGTCATCGGTCCGGTACTCCTGAGGTACGGGGCATCGATCGCCTTGATGGTTTCGATCCGCGCATCGCTGTTCGCGGGAATGGCGACGAGGGAAAGCTCGAGGATTTCGATCTTCGTGAAGCGCAGCCCGCCGCTCTTCAGCTGCTCGATGCCACCATCGAGCGGGCGGAAGCCAATCGACACGCCGCGAATCAAGCCCGCTTCGACGCTCTGCCACGCTTCGTCGACGCGCTCGCGCAAGCGACCGGGCGCAGCGATGCGCGGCAGCGTCGCGCGGAAGCCGATGCCTTTGTCGGTCGGCACGCCGAGCGCGACGGTGCCGACAGGCTGGCGCGTGTCGTGAAACAGCAGCAGTGGCAGTGGGTTGGCGAACGTCGCGCCCTTCGGCTCGATGACGTCGCCGATGCGGTCCGTGGTGGGCGTCGTCGCGATGCCGACGAGCGCGCGCGTGTCGTCGTTGAGGTCGCGGACGGTCAGCGGCGAGTACGCGCGGTACACCGCCGAGGAGCGTAAGACCGCCTCATCGGCGCGTCGATTTAACAATACGCAAAACGGTTCGGCGTTCTCAGATCGTCACGTCGTCGTCTCGCGCGCGCGCGCGTTCGATGATCACGCGGCCGCGCCCCTCGCACAGCGGGCAGACGAGCGACGAGACGCGCGCGTGGTCGTCAGCAGTGAACGGCGCGCGCGACGTCGCATACATCGCGGCGCGCGCGCGATCGAGGCCCGTGCCGCCGCACCCGCCGCAGCCCTGCGTCGGCTGCCCATGCGGCCAGTCTGGCGTGTCCGCAGGTGCGCGCGCGATCTTGCGGAAGCGTCGACTCATCGTCCCGGCTTCCGCAGTGCGCTGACGAGCGTGTATCGCACGAACGCCGCGACGCTGACGCCGCGTCGGTTCGCGGCCGCGACGAGCCGGTCGTAGTCGGTCGTGGTCATGCGCGACGACACCGGCACGCTGGGTTCTGGCACGATGCGCGGTCGCCCGCGACGCGGCGTGTTGCCGAGCACCGTGATCGTCACGCGCGGCGCATCGCTCATCGCCGCCCTCCGAGCACGAACATCGAGTACGACGGTGGCGGGCCAGCCGCCGCCGCGAGCATCTTGAGCCCCATGATCGACGCGACGACGCCGTCGATGCGCTTGCCCGCTTTCTTCGGGCGCACCGGCCGAATGCGGCGCGCGTCGTCCGTCTTGATGGCGACGTTCTCGACGTGATGCCGCAAAACGCGATGCCCGCCGTGCGCGACGCGCCGCGCTTTGACGAGCGCCTCGAACACCTGCGACGCTTCGCTGAGGTGCGTGTAGTTCTGGAGCACTTCCGCGACCTTCAGCCCCGCGCGGTCGCGCAGCTGCGTCGCGAGGTCGGTCGCGAACGCCGGATCGTAGCCGAGCACGCTTTGCTTGAGCAGCGGCCAGTGCGGGACGATCTTCGTCGTGATGTCCTGATAGATCCGCGTGTAGTCGATGACGCCGCCCTCGGTCGCCGTCACGAGCCCGTCCTTGACCCACTGCGAATACGGCACGCCGTCGAGCTGCTCGTGCTCGCGCATCGTCTCGCGCGGAATCCAGAAGTAGGGCACGATCGCGATCTGATAGTTCAGGCTCACCGTGCGCACGAGCGGCGTCGACGGGTCGACCGGCGCGTCACTCGCGACGTCGACGAGCAGCTCGTCGCTCACCGGCAAGCGGAACACGACCGCGTAGCACGCGAGGTCGTATTTCTGCGCGAGGTCGAGGCCCGCTGCGACCGGCGCAGCGCGCAGCACGTCATCGCTCGGCAGCGGCGCGACGCGCGTGCAGCCGTCCCACCAATCGAGCGGCAGCCACGCCGTGGCTTGGTTCGTCCACTTGTTGCAGTGAAAGCGCAGGAAGTCGTTCCGCTTGCGTGGCTCGACTTGCGCTTCGGCCGCTTCCGCCGCGATCGCGCTCGCTTGCACCGTCACGCCGTGGCCGGGGTTGACGCGCGCCCACGTCGCGGGCGCAGTCCAGTCCTCGTCAGAGCGCAGCTCGAACAGCACCGGGAGGCACGTGTCATCGCGCACGGTGCCGGACAGCACGCGCGAGGCGTACTCGTATTCCTCGTAGCAGATCGACTCGTCGTCGGTGCCTGCATGCGTGATGAGGATCAGCAACGGTTGCCGCCGCTTGACCATCGAGCGGTTGATCGCCTCGTACAAGTCGCGATTCGGCTGCGCGTGCAGCTCGTCGAAGATCGCGCCGTGCGGCCGAAACCCGTGTTTCGTCGCCGCGTCAGCGGACAGCACTTGATACGTCGAGCGCGTCGTCGGTTGGAAGATCGAATCGCGCCAGACTTCACACTGCTCGATGAGCGCGGGCGAATCCTCGACCATGTTCTTGGCAGCGGTGTGCACGATGCGCGCTTGGTTCTTGTCGGCCGCGAGCGCGTAGATCTCGGCACCGGGCTCGTGGTCGCACAGCATGAGATACAGGCCAGTGCCGGACGCCCACGGCGACTTGCCCGCGCCCTTCGGCAGAAACGCGAACACCTTGCGGAAGCGCCGACGGTCATCGCTGAGCCGCTTCCAGCCGAAGATCGGGCGCGTCAACAGCAACGCCTGATACGCGAGCAGCTCGAACGCGCGCCCAGCGAATTCGCCAATGTGGTGCGACAGATACTCAGGAAAGAACTCGCACGCGCGGTCCGCTTCGCCTTTGTCGTAGTAGTACAGCCCGTCGCGCGTCTGCCAGCGCTCGCGCGCGCGGTCCCACGTCGCGTCGAATGCGATCGTGACGCCGGGCCAGCGCTCAGTCGGCGCAGGCCCATTGCCCCACCACCCCGCAGACGGCGCGTGCGGCGGCTGGCGTTTACGCCGGTTTGATGCGAGTCGGGCCAGCGCCAAAGAACCGCTCCTGTTTCGCGTCGACAGCCTGCCGCTTTTTGACGTGCACGCGGTTGCGGCTGACCGGCGTCAAGCCGAACTCCAAGAGCAGCGCGCGGCACTGCTCCTGTGCTTTGCTCGCGATGCTCAGATACGGCGACAGCAGCAGGTACGTCCCGCCTTTGCGCTTGCGCGTCAGCACGAGGCCGTGCTCGCGCAGCTCGCGCTCGGCATACTTCCAGCGCGCGAACGTCGCGCAATACATGACGAGCGCGTCGCGGTCGACTTCCGTCAGCAGCCCGAGCCGGTGCAGCATCGGCGCTTTGTCGTTCCACTCCGCACTCGCGTCCGCGTCGCCCGCGAGCGCGGCTGGCACGCCGAGATCGATGTCACTCGACGGCTCTGGTTCGTCGTCGCTGATCTTGTGTTGGCCGGGGTTGCCGCGCGCGAGCTTCAGCGCGCGAGGGACGGGTTTGCGGCCGGTCATCGTGCGACCTCTTCGATCTCGTCAGCTGACACGAGCTGCATGTCGTACGCGTCCTCCGGCGGCACGTCGCCTGCGGGGATGAGCGCGTTGCGGCTGAAGCGGTGATAGTCGACGTGGTGCTGCCAGCGGTTGAACTTGCGCGTGATGCGCACGACGTCGGGGTGCTGCTCGTGCAGCGACTCGGCCATCTGGCGTCGGCCGTCGCCCTGATACAGCTCGTCGGTGTTGCCGCCGCGCATCGTCATCGTCGCCTCTTTGCCGGCGAGAAACGCGTTGAACAACACCGTGCAGAGCCCCGACTTGAGCACGCGCAGCGACAAGTCGGTGTCCTCGTTGTAGCGCCCGCGCCAGCGAAACGGCAGATCGTTGCGGATCAGAATGCAGGAATAGATCCGCGTGTTCATCGTGTACGGCGGGATCGAGAACTTCCGCTTGGCGAAAAAGTGGTAATTGAACCCGCAGAGCGCGACGTTCTGATAGCGGTCCGCGAAGTCCTCAGCGGCGCGGAAGATCAGCCCCGACGAGGCGCGCACTTTCAGATTCTTGTGGAAGCGGTAGAACGCGCGGATGTTGTCGTCGAGTATCCAGTGACGCGTTGCGCCGTGCGCGCACGCGTGCTCCCAGATCCAATTGCGCGCGGGGATCGAGCCTTGGCCGAGGTTGCTGAACGGCAGCACGAGCACGCGCGCCGGATCGATCACGGCCGCATACTGCTCTGCTTCCTGTGGCTCGACGACGATGTGAAACGGCACGCCGAGCGTGTCGAGCGCGCGCGCGGTCAAGCGCGAGTCCCAGCGGCCTTTCGAGACGATATACACTGGGTACTTCAGACGGCGTGTATCGGTGCTCGCCCAGCGGCGACGCGCGACGATCGCGCGCTCGTTCTTTGGATACCAGATAAATTGCGTGCGGTCGCTCAGCGTTTCGCCGACGAGCGCAGCGAACGCGTCACGACTTGGCAGATCGCGGAAGTGCACCTTCACAGTTTGAATCGGCCTCAGATCCTCGTTGGAATACTCGGGCATCCCTGCCCAAACGCTCTTCCACCCCGGTGGCATCTCGAA